CCGTACCATTTTTCGGTTTTCTTAGCTAATGGTCTGTATATCTTTACTTTATCGTATACAGTATATACATACATTGGGTTGTCTACTTTGTACTCATGCTTTATGTAAGGGCCTACAAATAGATATTTTATAGCACTGACCTCAAACTTAGTTAGTATATTTTTTGTTATGTTAAAGTTACCCCACCAATCTAGGTCGGTTTGGTTAAAAGGTTGTCTTTTTACTCCTAAATCAATTGATCTGCTTTTATATTCTTTTTTTACTTTTAAAGGATCTAAAGGTTTTCTATTTGTATTAAATATTAAATCTTTATATATTTTTAATATAGCCTCTTCATTATTTGATAAGTTGTTTAATTCTTTTACAAAGCCTATTACATTACCATTTAAACCTTTTGCAAAGTCTTTGTATAGTAATTTACCTCCTGCTATTTCGTGTATTGCGAATGAAGGAGTTCTATCTTTGTGAAAGGGGCTATTAAAGGCTTGTCCTATTTTAAAAGCACCACCTAAATAAAATGAATATATGTCATAGTCTGATATATAAGTATTAATAGACTTATGTGATAATATTGGGTAATTATTATTTGAGTAGAACATATATATATATAATATTATACCTCTTAAGGACTGATCCCTAAGAGGTAATTTTGTTTATTTAGAATGGTAAGTCATCTGCTTTTTCAGCTACTAGAGCATCTAGCATTGTAGGTGTATCTATTATATCTTCAGGATTTACTTCTTTTTTCTTATCATCAGGCTGTGCAGGTCTTACCATAGCGTCTGATGGTAATATTCTTATTTTAGAGTCTTCTTCTGTTATTGTCATAGGCTCAATAAACACAGACCAAGCAGAATGTCCAAAGGTTACCCAACCTTTTTTATCATATACTGCTTTTATACGCATAGGTGTATTTTCGTATTTATTTCCTAAGAATTGTAATGCTTTTTCAGCTAATTCTTTAAAGGAACCTATACCTTCTAATATAAAAGGTTTATTTTTTAATTCCTCTGTAGTAAAATATGCTTCTACTATTTGTTTAATTTTTTCTTTTTGCCCGTTAACTACTTTCTGAGCTTTTTCAATATCTTCAGCAGTTAATTCGTTGATTGGTTTTTTAGGACTTACTTCCCATTCTGTACGTGATATTTTATCACCTCTTTCATTTTCAATTATGAATGTCAGAAAATCATTTCCGTTTTTTGATGTTTCAAAAGCGGCTTTTATCATCTTTAAGTTGGGGTGTATACCTGGGCCAATATAAGTTGATTTTTCTGTTGCGGTCTTTGTGTCTTTTGTAATGTTATAATCTAATTGTTGCATATTCGTAATTTTTATTTTTAATTTCGTTTAACTTTTTTTATTCCTAACTTTTTTAACTTATTCTTCGAACTTTTTTATTGTTTCTAATACTGTTTTGTAATCGTTTGGGATACGCAAGTCTTTAAAGACTCCTAAAGGGGATCTACTTGTTTTTTTACCATTGTTTTGTGTTAAGAAGTAGTATTTTGGAATATCGTTTTCCATAAGTACTTCAGTTGTTAGTACATAATTGAATTTTGATTCTGCTATAATCTTATCTTTCATAATTTTACCACCAATAACTTTAAATGATGTCTTCAGTACACTATTTGCATCATAGTTATCTTCTGTATGTGCTAATATTATAAAGGTTAAATCTTCTCTATAGTTAGCACTCTTTAGATTTAAAAGATTAAAAGTGTGAAAGGCAGAGTCGTCAAATTTACCATAACCTGTTTCTCTTATTCTACCCATAAACTCTTCTTCCATACAAGCAGTAATAGTATCTATAATAATAACCTTTGTTTCAAGCTTAGTAGTATTAACTGCATTTATGATTGAATTTATTACATCATAATCATTGGTTTCGTAGTAATTTGAATCTTGCAAATTAAGTTTACCATTTGCATTTTTAACTGTTTTATAATTAGTCTTCCATCCTTTGAATGGTAGTCCTTTTCCATCACAGCATATATAGAATACCTCTTTAGGATCTAGATTCTGTGCTGCTATTGTTTTACCTGTTCCAGGGTCTCCCAGAACTAATATTTTTTGTGCGATAAAGCGTTCCTCCTTATTTAGTTATATTAACTAATAATTTGTAATGCTTTTGTTAATGTTTTGTAATTTGGTGTTAATATTTAATTAATTTTTAATAAAAGAAGAAGCCAAGGGTAACTTAGCCCCTTCTTTCGATATTTCCCTTTTATCTTGTTTTAATTAAGATTTTATCATTCGGGTTCTTGGCAAAGAATTGTGTGTCAATTTGCACATAATGTGAGCAAACATCTACATAAACAGGTTTACAGATACAGCCGGTGTTTGTTTTTACAGGCGAACATTTTTTATGAAGATCAATCAAAGTGTTTTTATATTGTTTTTTTAAGTTCAATAATTGACGTAAAGTTTTACTTTTTACACCTAATAATTTTCTCAATTCTTTTTTTTGTTCGGCAGCTAAGCGTATCATACGTAGTATTGAATATTTATCGTTTCTAGCACTTAATCTAGGTACCAGGTTACGTATGACTGATTCTTCTGCGGTTTCAATATATTCTATATCGTAGTCTCCTTTGTAGAAGAATGCTAAGGTACTTGCTTTTTTAGTAGGTCTTACTACTAAATTTTGTGAAGTTAATCCTAATTTGTTTGCTTTACTTAATATTTCTACGGCAGCATCGAAATTATCAATGATTACTGAAAAAGCTCCTACTTTTTCATCACGAGTCTTTTTTTGCTTAAAATTAGGTAATATAATTTCTTTTATTTCTTTTAATATATACATGTTTTTTTTCTTAAATTTTAATTTGTAATTGTTCTTCGTTTGTTGGTAATTGTTCTGGTAAATTTATTTCATCTATTCTATTATATTTTAGATTATTGGAAAAACTTATTATTCCCAAACCCCCTTCTCTATTTTTTAGGCAGTGTAGATAAATCAGGTCTTTAACAGGTCGACCTGCCAGTCCATACGCTACCACTCCAATAATTTCTGGGCGATGTATAACTAAAACATAATCAGATGCATGGAATAAACTGTCAGCACCAAAAATATCCTTTCTCATAGGATAATGCATAGATGGGTTAGCGATGCGATCACTTTCTTCAATCATTCTATTGAGCTGACTTAGTTGTATAATTGTATTCCGCGAGTATTTTTTCACTTCTATGAATAGTCGTTGTAAATTCGATAGAGTGATTCGTTCGGACTCTCCAGTCTTGCCTTTAGTTAGTAAAGTGTGGTCTAGTATTATAATTACCCACTTACCTTTACCTTCATTTAGGACAAATTCTTTAATTGTTTCTCTTACTTGTTCTACTGTACCTGGGGTATCAACATAATAAATAGGGAGATCTTTCATGTCTTTTACTGAGTCTTCAACTCTTTTGAAATCTGCGTCGTTTAATGGGTTTTTATAGTCTCCACTATATAGATCTTGTGTTGTTTTATTAAGTTTATAACTTAATTTACGCCCCACTTGTCGTGAGCTTAACATTTCCCAACTAAAGTTTAATATTGCTATATTAGCATTAGGATTTTGTTCAAATAAATCGCTTTCTAGGGAATTTACAAATGATGATTTACCGGAACCTGATATACCAGCAATTGTGTATAGGACATTAGGTTCAATACCTCCCATACATAGGTTATTAAATTTAGGCCATTTAGTAGCCAGTGATTGTAGTTTAAAATGTCTCCTTTGATTTATATAATCAACAGCTTCTCCTGCCGCTGTTCCTATATTTCTGTATTTCAAAGGTTTACTATAGAACGTTTGTTCCATAAGAATTTGCCTTTTTTTTATTAGCCAACTCTTTAGCTTCTATTCCTTTTAATTTATATTCGTAAACTCTTTGCCATTCTTCATTAGCTAACCAGTTTTCCATTCGTTTCATATAAGCCATGTTATTATTTTTTGTTCTTTGTTCTATATCTATTTTTAAACAATCCATAATATGATCATGCATCATTAAATTATTTTTAACGATTTTCTTATATTTTATTTTACATTTAGTTTTATTTATACGTAAGTAGTCGGTGTTACCGTCCATACGTATTACTTTTATAGGGTATGTATTATAAAATTCTAGGAAATTATCTCCATTGGCTAAGATATTTATAAATTCTTCTGTTATATTAGCT